GTTACATTAATGTTTATAACGAGTTTAATAAACTTGTATATGATCATAAAGATGATAACGTTACACTTGTTGGCTTAGATGAATTCGGTAAAGCTAGACCAGCCACTTTATTTTTTCTATCTCGAAGCGGTTTTATGCCAAATAACATCAAATTTGTATCAAGTAAAAATTTAGATAAAGAATGGGAAAATACCGATGTATGGATATCGGACTCAAAGCTTGTACTAGACGATAAACCAAGTAATAAAGAGTTTATTTTATTTGAAACCCCATATAATCAATTCTTTACTTATGAGAAAAAAATAAATAAATTAAGTGATATCACTATAGGAAATAGTGAAATATTAATTAACCCAAAAGAAGAACAAAAATTAATAGTAGATGGCGGAATTTTATAATAAAAACTACTACATTGATATCGATGGTATGATCGATAAATGCAGGACTGGAGGAACACTTCAAGACGAAGATGGGAAAGACGTAATGGAAATAAATGTCTTTAAATATGAACTTTTAAAAATGATGATTGATAGAGTATTAAACGAAATCGATGATATTGACGATGATGATGTATTATCGTCATTAAAACCAAGCCAAAGTTCAGTATCATTTAATTTAGCATTTAACACCCTAATTCAATACGGAATAATAAACGAAGAAACATAAAAAAATGAGTGAAAAATTAAAAAACATCGAAAAATTACAAGACGCACTTTCTAGAATAGAATCTAAAGAAAATAAAATTTATTTTTTATGCTATGATACTAGAAATAATGCTAAGGCTTCCGTTAAGCATATCTATGATATGGCCCTTTTTTTAAAAGAAGCTGGAATGGACACTAAAATATTGGTTGAAGATAATAAATACAGTGGGGTGTCCAGCTGGTTAGGAGATAAATACAATGAGCTACCCGTGGTCTCAATTAAGGATGATAAAATTGAAATGTCAATTGATGATGTTCTAGTTATTCCAGAACAATATTCAAACGTTTTACAACAATTAGCAAATATTAGATGTACTAAAGTAATGTTAGTTCAACAAAAAGAATATATGTTTGATTCATTACCTATTGGTAGCCGTTGGAGTGATTTTGGAATTGAAAAAGTCATTACAACAACTGAAGCAGCTAAAAAATACATTCTAGAATATTTTCCAGAATCTCTAGTATTTGTTATACCACCGGTAATCGAAGATTATTTTAGTAAGAGTGAAAAATTACAAAAGCCATATATTGCTATTAGTATAAGAGACAGAGTAAAACACAGAAAAATTATATCTGAATTTTATTTAAAGTACCCCCAACTAAGATGGGTTACATTTAAAGATATGGTGCAAATGACAAATGAAGAATTTGCAAATTCATTAAAAGAATGTTTTGTTTCATTATGGCTTGATGATGATAGCACGTTTGGTACTTTTCCGTTAGAATCAATGAAATGTAATATTCCAGTTATAGGTAAGATACCTTCTACAGAGCCAGATTGGTTAACTGAAAACGGTATATGGACATATGACGAAAGTAAATTAGTAGAATTACTTGGCACATATACTTTGGCATGGTTAGAAGGTGTTGGAATTACAGAGGAAGTTAAAGAAAAAATGATAAGTACCTTAGTGCCATATGAAAAAGAAATAACAAAAAATAACACCATAAATGTATTTCAATCTTTTAACAATAAAAGATTTGAAACAATAACAAAAGCATTAGAAAAATTAAAAGAAGAAGAAGTTGTATGAAAAATATCACAGTAATATTACCAGTTCACAAAATAAACGAAGATTATAAAGAAATGTTATTTTACTCTGTTGAATCTGTAAAACAATTTTATAACGACGTTAAATTATTGATTGTTGCCCCGGCTAATCTTAAGAAAGATTTGTCAGATATTGATCTTGGGCAAAAATTAGAAATAAAATATCATTATCATAATGAAAGTACTGATTTTTGTAGCCAAATAAATGAAGGAGCTAAAGTTTGTGATACCGAATGGTTTTCAATTTTAGAGGTTGACGATGAGTATCAAAAGATCTGGTTAACAAGTGTAAATGAATACATGAATGAATATCCAGATGCGCAAGTATTTTTACCAATTGTAAAAGATATTGATGAAAAAGGTAAATTTACAAATTTTACAAATGAATCTGTTTGGGCCTACGGATTTTCAGAAACACAAGGATTTTTAGACAATGAGGTTCTTATGGAATTTCAAAGCTACCAGATAAGTGGAGGTGTTTATAAAACAAATACATTTTTAGAATTTGGAGGCTTAAAAGAAAATATCAAATTAACATTTGGTTATGAATTATTATTAAGATTAACACATAATGGTGTAAAAATTGTTGTTGTCCCAAGAATAGGATATAGACATGTGAACTTAAGAGAAGATTCTCTTTTCTGGAGGTATAAAAATGATGAGGAGATAAAACTAGGAGAAAAAGAAGCTAAGTTTTGGATTGATACCGCAAAAAAAGAATTTTTCTTCACAAATAAACGAGAAGTAAATTATAGTGAAGCTTAATGCCAAGAAAACGTACCCAAAAAGTTTATTTTGGGGAGGATCAAGAGAAGGCGGTAGTTAGATACCTAGAAAGTTCAGACGACGCAGAAAGAAACAAGATATTCAATGAATATTTACGAGAGCCCCTAGTAATAATGGTTGAAAGTATCATAAGAAGATACAAATTATATAGAAAGGATTTTGAATTTGAGGACTTACATACTGATACTATGTCTTTCCTTATAACTAAAATCAATAAATTCGACCATACAAAAAATCATAAAGCGTATTCTTATTTTGGAACCATTTGTAAAAATTACTTAATGGGTGCCATCCAAAAAGACACTAAAGATACAAATAGAAGTGTATCGTATGAAGATATATCCGAAGATATTGAAACTAGAATTGATTTTTCATATACCATAGATGAGTATCACGTTGACTATTCCGATGTTATTATTGCCCTAACCAACAAATTGGAAGATTTTATTGAAACTGAAGAATTAACAGACAATGAAAAGAAATTAGGGTATGCCTTATTAGAAATTTTTACCAATTTTGAAAGAATATTTCAAATAGGTGATGGTAATAAATTTAATAAAAATCTAATACTATTATCATTAAGGGAAATGACCTCACTTTCAACTAAAGAAATACGAGTTTCATTAAAAAGGTATAAAAACCTATATGACGGTATATTAGGAGGATTTTTAGATTAAATCTATTTATTATTTATGAGACCACCAAGAAAAACATTATCATTAGACACCGACTCGGCGTTGGCTCTAATGCAAGAGATTTACAATGATATTGTGGAACAAAAAAATACAGCCACATTGATCATGAAAAAAATGCTTTCTTTTATGAAAGAATCTGAGGACATGTCCGTTATTGGGCCGGTAATTAAAGAACAACAAAAGATTCTTAACGAGTGCACAGAAAAGAAAATATCCCTAGTTAAAATTCAAAACACTTTAATTCAAAAAGGTGCCGGTTCTGACGGTAAGTTTGCACCTGGTAAAATGACATTAACCGATGAAGATAGGGAACTACTTGAAAAATTGATGGACGACGATAAGGATAAAAATAGAGGTGAAAAATTTGAAATATAATGTACGATTTAAAAGAAAAAGAAGGTCAGATTAAATCAAAATTTAATGCTATTCAGTCAGCGGCAGATTTAAAAAAAAATGCTACTGACAACTTAAAAAAATTTGACGATAGTATCGAAAACCTACAAGGACAAATCGGTAGTACGTTAGAAGGATTTACATCAAAAGCCAAACAAAAACTACCAAACACTGATAACGTGTTTGAAAAAATTACAAGTAGTTTAGAACAAATTTTACCGAAAAAAAATGGTGAGAGTTTATTAAGGACAACAACTAGAGAGGCTGTTAAAAAAACCTCAATCCTAATTAAACCCATTTTTTTAGACAATCTTAGAAAACTATTTTTTGCTAACGACAACGATTTTGGTTGCGGAACACAAACATTAATGCCTTATAGCGGGCTTACAATATCACCAAAAGAATTTGATCCGTTAGATATTTTACAAACAAGCCCTTTTGATAATTTAGGTAAAATTTCCTACGAGGGACAACAAACGCCAAGCAAAATAAAAATGAATAGGGTTTTCTACGATACTTTTGCTACAAGCCCTTATAACTTTATTGCTGAAGACGAAACTCAACTATTTCAAATGACTTGGAATGCTGGAATACAAAAATACCAGATATCCGGAATTGATACTACTGTAATAACTGTTGACCAGTTTATTACAAGATATTACGAATCGATAGAATTTCCTAGACTAACAGATGTGTTAAAAAATACATTTGCTATGATGTTTCCAATTGGCGACATAGTATCCGTAAATAATAAAAGTAATCCAGGATTCGATAGCGCACTAGGTAAATTAATAAACATTCTAGACAAATGCATGGGATTTTGTGATAATAATAACACAGAATTAAAACAAAACCCTGTTGATCAGTTTTCTGAAAAAGAAGCTGAATTTACATTTTTTGATTTTGATGATGTAGAAGGAATTGATTTGGATGATGAAAATAGAAGGCTTAATAAAGTGCTAAGATTTACCGACTGTAATAATTTCGAAATTCCAATGAACCAAAAGATTGTTGAGGATTTTGCTTTTTACGCATCCACAAAAAATGAAGTAGAAGTTTATAAAGCATTTGACGACGCTTTAGCAAAAACCGCAAAAGATGCCGCAAGTAAAAATCCAACAATACCGTTCCCAAATTTTTCATTAAACTTAAGTAAGTTGTCATTAAAAGGTTTACTTAGAGCATTGTTATCTGTTGTAATATCACCAAAATTTATATTCCCAATAGTTGTTTTATGGAAAATGTTTAAAGAAGCTTCCGTAAACACATTCGTACAAGTAAAAACATTATTAAAAAATATTTCAAAATTCTTACAAAATACCCTGAGAGACATTTTCAATAAATTTTTAGAAATATTTTGGAAATTAATAAAACCAATAATAGCGCTTGTTATTAAAGATTTGATTAAAAGAATAATGAAAAATTCTAAATCAAAAATGAAAAGAATATTACTCGCTCTTATTGATATACTAGCCATGGCAATACCATTTATTGGGATTAAAAGTTGTGAAGATTTTTATAACGCAATATTACAAGTCTTGAACTATATAAGGGTAGGTGTAAATCAAAAAATAAATGGTCTATTACTACAGTTAAGTAAAAGACTACCTGGGTATAGTGAGGATAGAGCAGCAATGAACGCCGCAGAATTTTTAGAAGCGAATGGAATACCAACAGGAGATCTATTTGGCCAAGAAAATAATGTTATGAAATTTGTTTCATCAATATTAAAAGGGCATCAAAAAGAAATGGATGAAAACTCATTTGTACAAGTTAGCTTAGACTATGCACAAATACCAGTGGCTCCCCTTGGTGGTGTAGCTGTTGTTCCGCCAGGTTTATTAAAAGCACATGGTAAATTAACATAATATGGATAAACAAAAATTTATAGAAATTGCAAATGATTCTGAAAATAGAAGTAATAAAGATCTTGTAGAAGCAAGAGACTTTTTTATTTCTGAATTTGATGAATTAAAAACATTAATTATAGATTTAACCAGAAAACTAGAAGGTGTTGAAATATTATATAATAAAATTAATGGTGAATTAAATAAGAGATATAAATGAAAATAATTGATATTGGTATATGCATTGATAACAAAGACCCGAGAGGCTTTGGTAGAATTAGAGCTAGAAACACTGAAGAACAAGACAGTGTGAGGGCTAATGCTATTCCTGTTTGGGAGCAATGGACAAAGGATGACCCATTTGTTTATTCACCATTTTTACCAAATCATATTAATATCATACCTCAGGTAGAGCAAGCGGTAAAAATCATAAGATATGACGATACTAAAGCTTTACAAAACCAAGAGTATATACCTGGGCCATATACCACACCTCACAATTTCACATATCAAAACGAATTATCCCAATTAACAGAAACATCTTTAGGTCAAAGAGGCGAAAAAACGCCTGCAATAAAATCATTTACAGGGGATAAAAAAGTATTCGATGATGGCTTTTTAAGACCCGAATCTGTTGGTAGTTTACCTAAAATAGAAGATGTTGGTATTAGCGGTAACTATGGTTCCGATATTATTTTAACAGAACACGGTGTGCAGTTAAGAGCGGGTAAGCTGATTGATAAATCCGGGGCAACAAAAAAACAAAGGGAAGATTTAGAACTTTACCCAATGTATTCTAAAAAGCATTCTAAGCTGTCCTTAAAAAAATTCCCAACAACGGTTAAACTTGACAAAAAGGTTATTGAAGAGACAACAATTCCTAGTGTAGAAATCAAACATGTTTTTGAATATGATTTGGATAGCCTGACATCCCCTAGCCTATTAACATATACATTATATAGAATTGAAAGGGCCGAGGGAGATAGGTACAAATCAGATGTTTTTACTATAAACACAGAATTAAATAGTGAAACATCTAAACTAATATATAGTGAAACAATAACGCTAACATCTCCAACAACATCTGAGAAGTTACAAGAAGCCTACATTCAAATTAGAGATTTTATCTCTAAATTAGATAGAGACAAAATGAATGTTACCGTAGCATCATTAAATGATGAATATGCTCACCCCATATATTTTAGACCAAAAAATAATTTAAGAATACAGCCAAATTCTAAGTCTTTTTTAGAAAATGTAACCTATCTTGATAAAACAAATGGTTTCGGTTTTTTATATAGTCAAAATTCAGCTGATATACAGCCAGTAACAAAAAGAGTTGAAGTTCCATACTTAAGAAAAATTAGTGAAACAGATCAAAGCTTTGCTGCAATTACGGCTGACCAAATTATGTATCTATCAACAAGTTCATCTGGTACAGATGGAAAACAAGTTGATTTTGGGGCATTAAACAAATATGAATACACCCAGGAGGATTATGTTATGCGAATATTACCAAATACATTTTCAACCGTAAGGGGGGAAAAACTAATTGAAATATTAGATTTAATGACTTTAATATTATTGAATCACGTACATGGCATCGTAACCCCTCCGAAGTATTTTCAATCCACAATGGATGAATTAAAGAGATTAATATCTCGAGCAAAACAAGATATGGTAAATGCCTCGATAAGAATAAACTAATATGATATTTATTAAATAAAAAGATGTCATATTTCCGTTCATATTTCGAGAAAAACAACACCATATTAAAGGATTCACAGGTTAATACCGCGAAAAATCCTAATACCGAACTCATATATGGCTCAACCTTTTCAAAATTCCTTTTTAAGGTTAATTTTAACGACTTAAAGCAAAAAGTAGATTCTGGTGAATACGTTGTTACTAGTGAAACAAAGCATACACTACATTTAACAAACACCATTTTTGGTGATGAAACCCTACTTAGACAAAAAAATGGTAGAGGTAGAGACCGAACCTCATCTTTTGATTTAGTGTTGTTTAAAATAAATGAGTTTTGGGATGAAGGTGTGGGTTTTGATTATGAGGATCAGGTTTTTGACTTTGCAGACGGTAACAATGTGTTTGATGAAAGACCATCAAACTGGTTTAATAGAACCACATTAAATAGCTGGACCAGTCAAGGTGTTTATACAAATAACCCAGTAATAGTTGAAACAATACATTTTGACAATGGTAATGAAGATATTAATGTTGACATTACCGATTATGTAAACGGGGTTATAGTATCGGGAAATACTGATCATGGCTTAGGATTAGCGTTCGCAGTTTTATATCAAGATATTGAGTCTGAAGTAGACCAATCTGTTGCTTTTTTTACCAAATATACTCAAACATTTTTCGAGCCATATGTTGAAAGTTTTTTTAATGATACTATTGATGATAATAGACAAAATTTCATAGAAAAAACGACTCAAAACCTATATCTATACGTCACAAAAGGTACAAACTTTTATGACCTAGATTCGTTACCTACGGTTGACATCACCGATGCTAATGGTAATGTTATCACGGGATTAGGTAATCTAACGACAACCAAAATAAAAAGAGGGGTTTATAAAGTAACATTTGGATTAGACGGTGTTTTATGTGATGGAAAAAGATTTTATTATGATAAATGGAAAGGACTAGGTTTAGATGGTGTTTCTATAAACGATGTATCACAAAAGTTTGTTCCAAAACCCTATTCATCAAAATTCTCTGTTGGAGAAAACGAAACAGACGTCCAAAGATATTCTGTTCAGTTTTTTGGTATTAGATTAAATGAAAAGATAAAGAGAAGCGAAATAAGGAAGATTGTAACAACTTTTAGATCTATTGATGTCCCTAAAAATGTTTTATTTGACGAAGTTTATTATAGAGTCTATATCAAAGAAGGTAAAACAAATGTAAACGTATTTGACTGGACTCTAATGGACAAAACAAATGAAAATTCATTTATGCTAGATACTTCATATTTAATTCCTAGAGAATATTATCTAGAAATTAAAGGTAAAATGCATAATGAATTTATCTATTATAACGACGTAATAAAGTTTGAGATTGTCTCAGAAAAATAAAACTATTTATATATTATGGACATTAAAAATATTGTAAAAAAACATCTATTAGAAGCATTAGAAGAAGGCGGAGAAAAACCGGAGAATTATATGTTCTTTGGTAATATACAACAAATGGCTAGACAGTGTGAACTTTTAATGAAAGAAGATCACGATCGTATTGATTCTATCTTAAAAGAACACGACTGGGCTCAGGACCATATTGCTGAAGCAAAAAGCTTATTGGATCAGGTTTTCGACTTCTTAATGAACGAAACTACTCGTTCTGAAGAATCATTAAACGAAACAGAAGAAGCGATTGATGAAAGCAAAAATTGCCCAACTGATCCAGCAAAATGGGCGGCGTCAAAAGCAGCAGCTAAAGCTAAATTTGATGTTTACCCTTCAGCATACGCAAATGGTTGGGCCGCAAAAAATTATAAAGCAAAAGGTGGCGGTTGGAGAAAATGCAAAAAGTAATGTTATGAAAATACTGGTAAACGAAGAAGATTTAAAATATATTGAAGAATCAATCATGAATGGTGAGATTCTTAAAGAAGATCTTAGAAGATGGTTCAAAGAAAAATGGGTCGATGTATCTAGAAAAGTTAACGGAAAACATCCACCATGTGGTAGAAAAGACGCAAACGGAAAAGCATATCCAAAATGCAGACCATCTAAGAAAGTTTCAAAAGAAACCCCTAAAATTGCATCCTCTTATGATAAAAAAGAGAAAAAAGCAATGACGGCGCAAAAAAGGCGAGCAGAAAAAAAGGAACCAAAGTCTGGAAAAGGGAACAAACCCACTTTTGCACGTTTTGATGAAAGTATTAACAAAGATCAAATCGTAAATCTAGTCTTAAACTCAATAAATGAGATCAAAATTGACAATAGAGGCCCTAAAATGGTTATAAATGAGTCAAAAAACATGATTTCAGAGTCTATATTATATCATATAAACAATAATTTACCAATCACAGAAAACGTTTATAGAATTTACTCAGAAGAATTTTTTAAACTATACACTGAAGCCAAAAATTTAATGGAAAATGGTGTTGTTCAGTTTTTTGGTGACGATTTAGAGTTATTACATACAAATATTGGAGAAACTGGCCTATATGAGGGTAGTAAAGTTTATTTAGATATCCCATTTGTTGACGGTGAAGAAGAATATTTGGTTGAAGCTAAACATAGAGGCAGAAATGTTAAACTAAACAAGCCATTTAGAACACCTGGGGGGCCTAAAAAATTCGCAGTTTATGTAAAAACCCCCGGAGGTACCATAAAAAAAGTGACTTTTGGCGACCCTAATTTAAGAGTTAGAAGTTCTAACAAAAAAGCCGCTAAATCCTTTAGAGCTAGACACAAATGTGCACAGAAAAAAGATAGAACTACAGCCGGTTACTGGAGCTGCAATATATCAAGATATAGAAAAGCATTGGGTATCAAATCTAAAAACCCCTGGTAATGAAAAATAACGGCGATTCCTTGCCCTTCGAAGAAAAATTAAAGGGAATATACAATTATAGAAAATTTAGCTCAGAATTGGACGAAAATGAGCTTAAATGGCATTTTGATGAACAAGATCGAATAGTTGTTTGTGAACACGAAACAGATTGGTGTATTCAAATGGATAATCAACTACCTATTACAATCCAAAAAAACGTTGAATACTTTATACCAGAAGGTGAATACCATAGGATTATAAAAGGTACCGGTGATTTAACCGTTAGGGTTCTTAAATTAAACGCATTTTAGACCAATACCATATTCTATTATCCGAATATCTCCCCAAATTTTTAGCCTCTTTTTTTTCTACTAATTTACCAATTTGTAAAATGTCTGATTGATTCCTAATGTCTATACCAATATTAAATCCCCCATCAGATTTCTCATAAATGGTTTCTCTCATTGGCTCAACATACTTACCCTCATCATAGAGTTTAAGCATTTTAACCATCTCGTCCTTTTTCATTTTACATTCTATACCCCTCTGGTATATCATTTTTTCAAGGACATCTGTTCGGAGCTTGCTGTAATCCGTTTCACTCATAATGCAAAAATAAAGAATATTTTGGAATATTCCAAAAACAAAAAACCCCCGAATTTCGGGGGTCTTTTATTATAGATAATTAAGATTATCTTAAAGTATCCAAGCTGAATGTGTTCAAACCACTTACGTTGATCACACCGAAGTAACGGTTGTTAACCATTTTCTTCGCGTATCTTGTCATGATACCTTTGATTGGTGTCATGTTAAATGGATTGTACATAGTTGGGGTTAATTGTAGAGGCACATATGGTGCATAAATGTAACCAGCATCCAACAATGATTTACCTTTGTGACCGATGATGATCTTACCTGCTGGTAAGTATGGATCACGGTATACTTGGTAACGACCTGCTAATGAACCGATTTTCTCAATACCCATGTTGTATTGATCTTGCTCAGGAGCGGCATTTGATACGTGGAAATACTCTAGATCATCGAATACTGCAGAAACTTCTGAAGATACAACGATCCAGTTTGCACCACCTCTCAATGTAGTCTTATGGATTTGAGCTGAAACTTGGTTGATTTTTGTAACCAAAGTTTGGTTCCAGTCTTTTTGAGTGTAACCCATGAATGGTGTGTTACCGGTTGCACCGTACTTCCACTCATTGTAGTCCCACTTAGCTGTCCAAGCAGCACCTTTTCTAAGATCACGTAAAATTTCACGGTCAACCTCAGCAGCGATTTGCTCAGATAATAAAGCTGTTAATTCAGCTTCAGCATCGATGTTATGGAACGCAGATACGTCCTGTGCTAATTCTGGAGACCAGCTAGCTCTTAATTTTCTTTCAGTAACTGATACTGTTACAGAAGCTAAGTCGAAAGAAACCTCACCGATTTCATCTTCGAATTCTAAAGTATCGTACACTCTGTAAGTTACTTTGAAGTTAGCTAATGCTAAGTCGTTAGAACTGAAGTCAGAAGCAGCGAAACCGCTTGTTGCGCTATATGACTCTAAGTCAACGTTAAGGTAGATTAAACCTTCTTCATCACAGATATCTTGGAATCTGTTAAGACCAGTACCACTCTTTTTGCCATACTCAACAATACCTTTACCATATTTTTGAGTTACAATGTTAAAGTTTTTAACACCGTTGTTAGCAGTTGTGTTACCAGTGATTTCAACTTGAAGAGAAGCTAAGAACTCTTCAGTATCCATAGCGTTACCGTTAACACCAATCAATTTACCCTGACCGTCCTTAGTGAAACCAGAAAGAACGATGATTGCACTTGATACAGATGCACCACTTAATGCTGCAGTGCTTGTAGAAGCTACACCATTAGAGAAGCTTACGAATGCATGAGGGTTTACTTCACTTACAGTGAAAGATCCTTTTGAATAATCAAATAGACCTTGATCAGCTGCATCTGAAGACTCATAGAAACGATCGTAAAGACTTCTAGCACTTGTAGTACCAGTGTCATAACCTAAAGTAGCTGCGTCGTTGTTAGCAGGTGCACCGAATGGCTTCAAATGTGCATTTGCTTGTCTTTCTTGGATTTTAGGTACGAAGTAGAACAATTTACCAATTGGTAAGTTCATAGCTTGTACAGATACGATGTCATTCGCTAATAATTTAGAGAAAACACGGCGGATAATTGGGAATACCACAGTCTCGAAAGAACCAGAAGCATCAGAAACTGCTGCTTCGTTGATTAAATAAGACGCTTGGTTTTCATACAATTGCGCGATGTTATCTTTTTGGTGGCCGTCAAGACCTTCTAGGAAACCTAAGTCTTCCCATTTTTTGATGGTATCTTCTTTGATAACACGAAGGTGCTTAAGACCGATGTTACCAACCATACCTGATTCTAATAATGCTCCCATTTTTTTGGATTTTATTTGTTTAGTTTTATTTTATTATTTTAACTTACTCATTAAGTCTTTCATTCTTCTGAATTGTGGGTTTTCGTAAGCTTTTGACTCTGCCAACATTTCTTGTGAAGATGAGCTTGAAGGAGTAGTTGCAATTTTCTCAACAACAGACTCGGTTACTGGTTTTTTAGTTTCAAGTTCTGCTTTGATAGAATTGTATAGATTTTTAGATTCGTTTATAGTTGAAATTGAATCAAATCTTTTTAAAATATTCAATTTCTCCTGTTTTGTAGTTGA